TGAATATGTATACATGGACGAAAACGACAATATTCAGTCCAAGATTATTAGGAACAAGGATTCTTACCCCATATATGATAGTAATGGAGTATATACAAATTTTGTGGAATATTGGAAAGATGAAGATACAAGAGCAGATCATTATGTAGTGTATTATCCTGATAAAGTAGAAATTTATGAGAATAGGAAACTTATAGATACCAGAGTGAATCTGACAGGACTTCCAATCTGGTACAGTAGCATGGATAAAGCAAAGTATGATAAATTTGGCGATCCTGTCATTCTAGATTTGATACCCTTTATGGATGCGATTGAAAATCTGCTTTCTAAATTGGATGATGCAGTAACTACATTGTCATTAAATCCATTAGGTGTTGTGAGTGGACAGCGCATAGATTCTTCTATTCCTAATAATATCACCGGAACTGTATTGAATCTTGAAGATGGTTCAGAATTTAAGTATGCAAATGCTAACATGGATAGAAACTCTGTCAAACTTGAACTTGATTATATTATCCAACAGTTTTATGCGGTTGCTTGTGTTCCCTCATCCATTTTAGGACAATCCAACGTAGCAAATGTTTCAGAGACAAGTATCACAATGTTGTATCAACAGACGGATAATATTGCAAGACAGTACATTGCTAGTCTGCTTGAAGGATTCTTTATTAGGTTGGCTTATATCAGGAAACTTTTAGAACTGAAAAATATCCCCATATCGGATGAAGTTTTTGACAGTGTAAATGTTTCCTTTAATGTAAACCGTCCAGTAGACAACAAAGCTGATATGGAGAATATGAAAATGCAGTATGATTGTGGTGCTATGTCACGTCAGACTATTATAGATAGATCCCCATATACGACTAATACAGCTTTGGAATTGGAGCGTATAGAAGCAGAGAGAATTAAAGCGGAACAAGATGCTACAGCGTCCAAAGATTCAAAAGATGATGAAATAACCCCTGATAGTGATTCAGATGGTAATGAAAATAAAGATACAAAAGAAGAATTAAAAGAATTGATTGACAATAAGGCAGATTAACCCCTTATTGTATTTTTTGTAATAATTTGGGGATGGCTACAAAAAGTTATCCCCTTATTTTGTATTCAGATACAGACGCATTATTTTATGGAAATCCTTTCTGGTAGAGATACCCTTTTTTATTCTGTAAGGTAGTGTGTTTATATGTGAATACAAAATGTATGAAACTACCATTTGGCTTACTTGACAAATGATAAGGTAGTTGTATAATAACCCTAAAACAAAAAGAAAAAATATTCATAAATGGGGTTGTTGTATAATGCTAGATAAAATAATTTCAGTTGGATTTTTTATGGGTATCGTGTTTTTGAGTATAGGAAGTATGTTTACTCATTCTGAATATGTAAATAATATAGCTAATGGAGTAGCGATTCCGATATTTGTATTAGGTATATTGGATTTTATTACTCGATTAAAAAATAATACAATTAAAAAGATAGAAGAAAAAAAGAATATAGCTAAAATTGAATTAAAATGGCTTACTCCATATTGCGATTTAGTAGAAAAGAATCCAGATTTAGAAGACAAGAGTTGCCTTTTTGATCGTAAATGCCTAAACGAAAATATTGAAATATTTGAAAATGCAATAATAAAAATAGAAAAAATTTTTTTGTGGTGTGTACCTATATATGCAGTAATTATGTGTGCCACATTTCTTTTGGCAGTATTGGCAAATCATGAATTGGTGAAAGGTGTAACTTTATATATAAATTCTACAGCTTTAACATTATGGACATTGAGTATATTTCTATTTGATGCAGTATTAAGTGAATATTTGTCTAAAAAACTTATAATTAAGGTAGAAAGAGATGTAAGGGAAAATATAAAGAAAAATTAACCCCTAATTTGTATTGAGCATACATATAGAGTTGATTATGGAATTTTGACCCTGTTCGCAAAAGTTAAAATGTGGAATTTACGAACATTGACTATTATATTCTGATAATTCTAAGGTACTGATATGCGACCTTAACCCCTTATTTTCCTAGTGTTCTGGTAGGCATTTAACCCCATATTTTGTGTTGTGAAGTTATTGAGATATTGGATAGAAAATTATTATGCAAACATTTCACATATAATAATGAGTTATGCACAATAAGCATACCAGAATTAACCCCATATTTAGGAATTGTCCATCATGGACAACAGCGGTCAAAAAAGTGTTCGTAAATTAACCCCTTATTTTTGAGTTGGTATCAATGGAATTTAACCCCATATCATGAAAATTGATTGGCTTGAATTGAACAGTGAAAAATTAACCCCATATTGTACGATTCAGATGTGCCAAAATCGGCACGTCTTTTTTTAACCCCATATTTGAAAATAGAAAGAGAAGAAAACATTAGATGAAAAATTAGAAAGGAATGATTACATGGAAGATAACAGAACACTATATTATGCAAGAGTAAGTACAAAGGATCAGAATTTAGCAAGACAGATTGAAGCATTTAAAGCTATGGGTGCAAAAGATGATGAAATTATTTCTGATAAATCTACAGGTGCAGATTTTGATAGAGAAGGATATAACAAGTTAAAAGGCGTTCTAGGTTTAAGGCATGGTGATACCCTTGTTATAAAAGAACTTGATAGACTTGGAAGAGATAAAGACGGAATCAAAAGGGAGTTGGAATATTGGAGAGAAAAAGGCGTAAAAGTCAAAATTCTTGACTTACCAACAACAATGATTGAAGTACCGCCAGAACAAGAATGGCTTCTTGATATGGTCAATAATATTCTTATTGAAGCAATGTCTACCATAGCAGAACAAGAGCGATTGCAAATACTAACAAGACAGAGAGAAGGTATTGATGCTATGCCAGAAATTGACGGTAAGAAAGTATCTTCTAAAACTGGACGTGCTACTGGTAGACCTCTAGCGGAATTTCCCGAAGGATGGGAGGACTATTATTCTAAGTGGAAACAAGGCGAAATTACAGCGAAATATTTTATGGATTCTGTGGACTTAAAACGGACTACATTCTATAAATTGGTGAAAATTTATGAGGGTAAAGCTGCATAAAAAGACACTCACATTTCTATGAGTGTCAATTTATATTTGCGGGTTATGCTTCTTTCAATTCTCTTTTGTACTTATAATAGGTGTTGCGTGAAAGTCCAGTGAGTTTCATGCAATCTACATCATTAAGAGTACCGCCGAAATCAATAGAATGTTTCTGTATTTCTGCTTTTTTCTCTATGCTTTTTTTGGTAGTTAATTTCTTGCCAGTAACGCCGCCTATCTGCTTACCATTCAATCTTGCGGTTTCAATTCCTTCAGATGTTCTCTTGTGCAGATCGTCAACTTCTTTTTGAGCCTGACCAAAAGCAAGTTCAATCTGTTTCTTTGCTAAATCCATTTGAAACTTGTTTAAAGCGTCTATGATGGTATTCATCAAAGTATCGGTTGCATTATCGCCAGTATTGATTGATATATCTATCTGTTTCGCTAGTGCTTCACGATATACGGCGGTATTTATATGATTTTCTTTTAAGAATACCAATTCAACGCCTTTATTAAAAAGTTGCTCATAGAGTTGACAACCTTCATCGGCGTTTCTGCTCATACGACTAACAGAATCATATACAATCGTATCGCCTTTTTTGGCTTGCTTCAATAAAGCGTCAAGTGCTTTTCTGCCTTGTATCTTTGTACCTGTGAACGCTTCTTTGTAAATGGTTGCTTCTGGATAGGCTGCTAGAATGTTTCTGATCTGCCTATCAATGTTTTGGGTTTTTCTGCTTATTCGGCAATATCCATAGACTTTACACATAATTTTGTACCTCCATCAATATTAAATTTGACCTTCGCTTGTTTTCATACTTCTATTATATACCAGATGGGGCGGTATTTCAATGTGTTTTGATACTAATTTGATATACATTCGTTTTAATACTGAATGGAATTTAGAGCAAAGAAAAAGCTAGTCCGTGATGGACTAACTTTCTTGCTCTGATCCGTTTGGTGTATCTGGTATATATTCCAGTATATCCCCCGGCTGACAGTCTAAAGCATTACATAAATTTGCTATTGCGTCCGTTGTTATGCGTCCGTTGTTTCTAATATTTTGTAACGTACTTTCAGAAATGATTTTTTCTTTCCTTATTTTATAGGTGGAAAGTCCTTTTTGTTCCATAAGTTTTAAAAGTTTATCGTACTTTATAGTACCTGCCATATTATAAAAACCTCTCTTTCTAAATTTTGGATATAAATATACAAGTCTATTATACCATGATATACACGGTTTACAATGTACAAAATATACATTTTTTGCGGTGTATATTTGTGCATTTTGCCAATAGACTGTACACGGTTTAGAGAGTATAATAAGTACATAAGATAAAGCAAGGGCAACAACCTACCAAGTCAGAACCCTTGCAATATCTTAAATAACTGAATAGGGGGTGATACCATGAAGGGCTATTATACAGCCTACGGTTACATGGGATATGTAGACGGCGAATACATCTTGTTTGCAACAGAAGCCGAATACATTGACTACATAACCTAATCACCAACACGGGGCATAGCATAACGCTTGTAAGTCCCCGTTGTAAAACCTATTCGCAAATTGCACTTTGACAACTAAATATTATTCAGTGTGTCGGCTGTGCAATTTCATTATAGCATAA